CCTCTCCTTCCGGAGAGGGGTGGTGCTCGCAATGAGTACCGCCTATCGGGGGCCTTGAACACACCTAACAAACCTGGTGTGTGCGGGTCTTCCACCCGCGTTTTCTAACGTAGCCGAAGCTTCATCAGAAAAGGTTCCCACCATGCAACGAAAGCGAATAAAGGACGAGAGAACGTCAGGTAGCAACCATGCGGAGATTGAGTATGTTGCCAATCCCCCCGTTGTGTTGCCTCTCAGAGGCGACATCAGCGGTACCTACCGTCAGATGACGGATCACGTCGACCCGGACTTTCATAAGCGTCGCGATGCTGGTGAGATATTCAACAACTATATGAATAACTTAGTGGTTGAATATGATTACGTCTCCGGTGCTTGGACACACCAGTTCAAACACAGCTTGGTTGGCAAACCTGCCGACTTCGGATGGCGTGCAACCTACACTGATTCACTGCTGTCGTGGAAAGCACCAGCCCTAGAGCTTAAGAGCCCTATGGGTGAACTGGTGACTCCCGAGGACGTGTCAGTGATGATCCGCGTAGCCACGAAAGAGGCACTCGCGCGGACGAAGCGACCCGACACCCAGACCATGGTATCCCTGTTGGAACTACGGGAAACCGTCAATCTCATCCGCAGCCCTCTCCGCGGCTTAAGGGACTTCGTACGACAGTATGACCGTCGTAAGAAATCCGGCAAGTCGCTTCGGGGGTTAGCAGCGGATGCGTCGGGACAACACCTGGAAATAGTATTCGGCGTTATGCCGTTTCTCCAGGATATTGAAGGTACGTTGAAAGCTCTGTCGAGGGACCTCAAAGCCGACCGCTTCACAGCGAAAGGCAAAGAGGTTACCACAACTGATCGGAGCGTTGAAGTCGAACTGCCAAGCTCAGACCTTATCGTGCAGGCTATCTCCTATACGGAGGAGCAGCACGAAGAGGTCCAGGTGGAAGCATACGGCCTATACGACTGGGTGCCAACCGTAGCGGACTACTTAGGGCTATCACTTCGTGAAATCCCGAGTAGCCTCTATGAGGCGATACCTTTCTCCTTTCTTGTGGATTATGTTTATGACATTGGCTCCTTCATCAGGGGCGTGTCAGCGCAACTCGACACCAACTACTTGGCCGAAGGCTTGGTCGTGAGACGGAAGCAGAGATACACTCGCACCCTCACGGGGGCGACTCTGCATCCAGATCATGAGTGGGCGTCACAGTCAAGTAATGTTCAGGTAGCGCACTTTTCGAGCGTGGTGCGTTCACCGACTAAGTTGGGGTCAATACCAAAGACCCCAGTCCTTAGTCTGGATCTGTCCCTAGGGCAGGCTATATCCACATTCGCTCTATTAACCAATTCCCTGGCGAAACAACGCCCGGTTAACAGGAGAAAGGACTAACCATGTCTTTTACAACTGCACCATTTGGTGACTTCAAGGCCGAGAAATACCAGGCCAATCAGGTCACGTACCACGCGCAAGGTGGCGGTACCAACTCCATCCCCGCTCATACCGCTCTAATGCGGAAGATGGTCGAGCTGGGCCGGAACGAGGTACAAGCCACCCCGGGGGGTCTTACTAACTTCAGGCCCCTCATGCGCGTCACGTGGGACGTCATGTGTTCCGATGGCGTCGTGCGGCCCATCGTGTTCGGCACTACCGGGATTTCGATCCCGGCTCTGGTGGAAGATACGGACATCCAGCTCGTCGCCGATGTTTGGCGTTCGATCTCGGGTCCCTCCGGAAACTACACCACGCCGTTCGCGAAGCTGCTCCTGACCTCTTCTATCAACAACTAGGCGAGGTCGCTCAGGCCGATACACTGGCCATGAGTCGGATTAGCGGGCTACAGGAGTCTAAAACAAATGACATCCAAACGCACGAATGCCCCCAAAACACTGGAGGCGAAGCGTCGTAAGCAGCTGCGGTTTTACACGCAGTTGCTGGAGCACGTAGTAGAGGACCTGTCCCTCGGCGAGGACGAACTTGTCCAGCACCTTCTCGGTGCTATAAGGTCTCGTTCCTTCAAGACCGTCGTCGAGGTTGCGAAGCGTGTTGGCGCACAAGCGTATGCCAACTATCCTGACAGTTTTGACGTCAGGTACGCCCAGCTTGCTGCTCTCGTCAGGAAGGTACCTTTCACAGGTGCCGACCTGGATCCCGAGTCTACGACTTGGCGGCAATTCATTGCCTCCGAGCACGTATGTAAGCGAACCAATCAGCGGTTACTTGCTGAGCGGAACGCCATCCGGGAGAATAGACCGAGTGCTGGACGTCGTAACCGGTATCACCGGATACGGCAACTTGCGCGAGGTTACATACTGCGGGTACTAGGCCATAAGCCGAACCTCCGTGATGTGTATGATTGCAGTGGTTTTGGTCCCGGCGTCACGATAGGTTGTTCTGGAGACCGCACAAACTGGGCCCGAAAGCTCAGCGCGTCGGCCATAACAGTTACCCCATCAGCGCTTCCGTATGCACGCTCAGCTTACATAGCTGATTTCCACATCCGCGAACACCTCAGTGGTATTTCACACGAGGCAGACCTGAGCAATAAACCGCTTCAGGCCGGCGCAGATATCATCGATCGTGTTAACGCGGCTTGCCGCGTGTTCGATGACCGGGCGTGCATGGTAGGATACGACAAAATAGCAATGGTTCCGAAGCAGGCCGACAAGTTAAGGACGTCGGCCAGTCAGCCCACACTAAATGCCTACCTGCAATCCGGAACGGACTCAGTCATGCGCGCGCTAATGCAACCGCACGGCTTTGATCTGAAGATGGACCAGGAAAAGCATGCAGCCCTTGCACTACAGGGCAGCTTAGGTGGGTTTGACCCCGTTGTCACCCTAGATCTATCGGACGCAAGCTCTTGCATAGCCATACAGGCTGTCAAGGACCTGTATCCGGTCGATTGGTATTGGTTCCTCATGGACATTCGTACACCTGCGTGGAAGTACAAGCAGGAGTCCGGACGATATGAGAAGTTCTGTGCCATGGGTAACGGGTTCTGCTTCCCGCTCGAGTCCCTGATGTTCGGGGCGCTCGCGTACGGCTGTTGTGTCGAAACCGGAAACCGGATGTTCTCGGTGTACGGTGACGACATAATCGTTCGTCAGTCGTCGGCTCTTCTCCTTATAGAGGTACTTCGGTACTTCGGATTTAAGGTTAACCGGGACAAGACCTTTATTACTGGGCCTTTCCGGGAGAGTTGCGGTGCAGATTACTTCGGCGGTGTGAACGTTCGACCGTACTACCTCGACTTCCTGCCGACAACACTGGCAGATATGTTCAAGGTCTTCAACGGTTTACGGAAGTCACCCTGTGACATGAGCGAGACGCGTGCCTTTGTCATGGCTAGCGTCAAGCCCAAGAACAGGTTGGTGAGCCCTTTCGAGGGCCCGCCTGACGCTGCATTCCACCTTCCACTCGACGAGGCTCGCGCAAGCGAGTTTGTCTCGTGGGATAAAGTGGCGCAGTGTTATCGATGGACGGAGTTACTAACCGTCCCCGTGACCGATGATATTCCCCAAACTACGGGGATACAAACGTACGGGGCCATTCGTGGCTTACCGCGCTCGAAGGAGAGCGGAAGGCCGGCCTACACCGTGAGGCGACAAACCACTTCTGTACGCGTCCAGCGTATGGGGTGGGGAAGCGTCGATGACCAGCCTCCGAAGTGGGGGTTAAAGGATCGCAGGGAATAATTCAGTCCTGCGGTTAAGTGGTCCAGTCCCTCGCCGTGTAATTAGGCTAGGGGGTGGTGGGCGACCTCGTGCATCTTGA